AATATAAGTACTTATAATATTTATGTCTATGTAACATTTATGTTAATGTCTTAGGTACTTTATAGTACTACACTTAAAAGTCTCCCTATAAAGGACAAAGACGATGGAAACTAAAGATGATGTCTCAAGGATTGTGTCTCCCAAACTACGTGGTAAGGGTAGACCTCCAAAGAGTGACCTACAAGCTGTTAAGAACAGAACTAAGAATAAGGTAGGCAGACCTGTAGGAGATGCAGGTAGGCTTCAAGAGTTCAAGGAAAGACTATTAGCCACAGGTGGTACTAGAATCCTTGATAAGATGATTCAGATAGCCTTGGATGATGAACATCCCGGACAGATGGCAGCTATTAAGTTAGCTATGGATAGGATCTTACCAGCCTCAGTGTTTGATACAGCTAAGAGTGGTGGTAGTATGCCTCAGATCAGTATTAACATCAGTGGGCTTAATAGTCCTGTGGTTAGTACATCAGATGAGGTTATTGACGTATGACAGAGTTAAACTTTAAGCTACTGAACTGGCAGCAGAGTGTCTTTAAAGATACTACTCGCTTTAAAGTGGTAGCTGCAGGTCGAAGGTGCGGTAAGTCTAGGCTGTCAGCAGTATCGTTACTGATTGAAGCTTTGAATTGTCCAGATGGCTCAGCTGTGATGTACATAGCACCTACCTTAGGACAAGCTAGAACGATTATGTGGGATTTACTGCATGAGCTAGGTAGACCTGTGATTAAGTCTAGCCATGTGAATAACTTAGAGATTACTCTGATCAACGGTAAGAAGATCTTAGTTAGAGGGGCTGACAATCCCGATTCTCTGCGGGGTGTTTCCTTAATTTACGTAGTTATGGACGAGTGTGCCTTTATCAAGGAAGATGTATGGCAGAAGATCATCCGAGCTTCACTGTCAGATAAGAAGGGTAGAGCACTGTTCATTAGTACTCCAAGTGGACGTAACTGGTTCTACGATACTTTTAATCTAGGACAGGACAATACAGACGAAGAGTGGAAGTCTTGGCACTTTACCACTCAGGACAATGAGACTATTGATCCTAAGGAGATTGAGGCTGCAAAGCGTACATTGAGTTCCTTTGCATTCAAGCAGGAGTACTTGTCTAGCTTTGATACTGCAGGAGCTGATGTCTTTAAAGAGGAATGGTTCAAGACTGCTGAAGAACCTAGTTACGGTAGCTACATTGTAGCCATTGACTTAGCAGGTTTTGAAGAGGTAGGTAAGAATGCTGGGGCATCTAAGAAGAGATTAGACGAGACAGCTATTGCAGTTGTTAAGTTAGAGGATAACGGTAACTGGTGGGTTCACAAGATCCAGCACGGTAGGTGGGACATCAGAGAGACTGCAGTTAACATCTTGAAAGTGATTAGAGACTTTCAACCTACAAGCATAGGTATTGAGCGAGGAGCATTGAAGAATGCTGTACTGCCTTACCTGAATGACTTGATGAGGAAGAATAACATCTATGCTCACATACAGGATTTAACTCACGGGAATAAGAAGAAGACTGATAGGGTTGTCTGGAGCTTACAAGGTCGTATGGAGCATGGAAGGATTACCTTCAATGAGGATGAGGACTGGAGTGAGTTTAGAGATCAATTAGTTATGTTCCCTACAGCAGGTGTACATGATGACTTGGTAGATGCTCTAAGTTACATTGATCAACTGGCTATAGCTAACTACAACCAAGACTACGAAGATGATGACTACGAAGTCTTAGACGTTATTAGCGGATATTAACCTAACATACAAAGGAATTTTAAAATGGCTACAGATAGAGAACTCGAAGACAAGCGTTCACGTTTAAAAGCTGATGCAGCATTTAACAACCCTAAGAATACTTTAAAACCGGAATGGTTTTATAAACATACACGTAAAAAATCTGCTGATGAGGCTTATGCTTCAGCTAATATGCGTGCCAATATGGTTGAACAAGAACAAGAAGCACGTAGTCGAGCACCAAACAGTCGTGAGCAATACCAACACGAAAAAGAGCAAGGCGACCCATATGCAACTCGTATGTCATATGAAGAGTGGAAGAAACTTTAACCATGTCTAAAGACTCTAGACTTGAACGAGCTGGTGTCAGTGGTTTTAATAAGCCTAAGAAGACACCTAATCATCCTACTAAAAGCCACGTTGTAGTGGCTAAAGAGGGTGATCAAGTTAAGACTATTAGGTTCGGACAACAGGGTGTCTCAGGTAGCCCTGAAGGTTCAGCTCGTAATGACTCCTTTAAAGCTAGGCACGCTAAGAACATAGCTAAAGGTAAGATGTCAGCGGCTTACTGGGCTAACAAAGTTAAATGGTAATAAGGAACATACAGTGGCTCTAACTAACGACCAATTCGATGACGAGAAGAGTACTCAATTTCCGGACGGAACGTCCTTTGAGGAACCTACAGAGGCTGAGAAAGAACTCACCTCGTGGGTAACTCAGCACATTACTCGCTGGCGTGACCATCGTGATGCTAACTACATGGACTTGTGGTTGGAGTACGAGCGTGTCTTCCGAGGTATCTGGGCTGCTGAGGATAAGACTCGTGAGAGTGAACGCTCACGTATCATCTCACCAGCTACTCAGCAAGCTATTGAGACTCGCCATGCTGAGATCATGGAAGCTATCTTCGGTCAAGGTGAATTCTTTGACATTTCAGATGATGTCTTAGATGTAGATGGTAATCCTCTAGATGTTGAACAAATTAAGGTTCAATTGCATGAGGACTTTAAACGAGACAAGATTAAGAAAGCTATTGACCAGATTGAGTTGATGGCTGAGATTTATGGTACAGGTATTGGTGAGATCATTGTCAAGACTGAGAAGGAGTACATTCCAGCAACTCAGGCAATTCCCGGTATTGCTAATGCAGCTGCCATTGGAGTTCAAGAGAAGGATCGTATTGCCGTTAAGATCAAACCAGTTAACCCTAAGAACTTCCTTATTGATCCTAATGCTGATTCCGTTGACGATGCTTTGGGCGTTGCTATCGAGAAGTACGTTTCCATTCACAAGGTTGTGGAAGGTATTGAGAGAGGCATTTACAAAAAGGTAGACATTACCACAGCCTCAGAAGATGAGGACTTAGAAGTAACTCAAGACTTGAAGACCTATCAAGATGATAAGGTTAAGCTCATCACTTACTACGGTTTAGTACCTAAAGAGTACCTGACTGAAGGTGAAGAGGAAGAGTATGAAGAGTTGTTCGCTGAGGGTACGGTAGCTGATGAGCACTGTAACTTGGTTGAGGCTATTGTCGTTATTGCCAATGACTCAATCCTCTTGAAGGCTGAAGCTAATCCTTACATGATGAAGGATCGTCCTGTAATTGCATACCAAGACGATACAGTTCCCGGTCGCTTCTGGGGTCGTGGTACAGCTGAGAAGGCCTACAATATGCAGAAGGCTATTGATGGTCAGCTTCGTGCTCACATGGACTCACTGGCTTTGACCACAGCACCTATGATTGCAATGGATGCTACAAGGCTTCCACGTGGTGCTAAGTTCGAGATTAAGCCCGGTAAGGCTATCCTGACCAATGGCTCACCTTCTGAGATCTTGTATCCCTTCAAGTTCGGTCAGACTGATGGCAATGCAGCTGCAGCAGCGCAGAACTTTGAACGTATGCTCCTGCAAGCTACAGGTACAGTTGACAGCGCAGGTATGCCATCTAACGTACCTCGTGATGCAGGTGCTGGTGGTATGTCTATGGCTATGGCAGGTATCATTAAGAAGTACAAGCGTACCTTGAGTAACTTCCAAGAAGACTTCATGATCCCGTTCATTAACAAGGCTGCCTTCCGTTATATGCAGTTTGACAGTGAGCGTTATCCATCAGTTGACATGAAGTTCATTCCAACAGCTACTTTAGGTATCTTGGCACGTGAGTTTGAACAGCAACAGATGATTGGCTTGTTGCAGACACTTGGCCCTAACACACCTGTACTGCCATTGATCCTTAAAGGTATCTTGCAGAACAGTTCATTGTCTAATCGTGGTGAGTTGATGCAAGCTTTGGATCAGATGTCTCAGCCTAACCCACAAGCTGCTGAGGCTGCACAGATGCAACAACAAGCTCAGATGCAACTTGCACAGGCTCAAGTGGCAGATCTGCAGTCTAAGGCTCAAAAGCAATCAGCTGAGGCTCAAAAGACCATGATTGAAGCTCAGATGATCCCTGAAGAGCATCGTGTTAAGGTGGTTCAGGCAGCTGCAACTAACCTAGATAATGGTGATGACTTCGAGAAGCGTCTGAAACTAGCTGACATGATGCTTAAAGAGAAGCAAGTTAACCTGAAAGCTGCTGATATTGCCTCAAATGAGCGTATTGCAAGCCTTCAGATGATGACTAAAGCAAAGAAGAACGCATAAAGTCAGCAATTTGTTGATGTTCTTGGGCAGTTCCATCGTTTTTAATGCGATTGGCTCTCCAAGACATCACAATAACGTTACCTTTAATGTAACCTTTGGTAGGATCTATGCGGTCAAACGATACTGAGTTCTCCATACGTCCTTTACCTTCTGTAAAGTAGTCAAGTTCAATACCTAAGACAGGACAATGTGATGGAAACTCTAGATCTCCGAACTCAATAGTCCATTCCCAGCCATACTTATTACTTTTCTTGTTACGGAACTTCTCTTTCATTGATTGAAAGATTAAAGACTTGGTAAATTCAGGGTCGTTCCACTTAGATCCGTTTTTAGCAAACATTTTATCGGTATATTCTTTAGTTTTACGTGCTTGTCGTATCTTAAAAGCATCAATACCGTGTTTTTGAGCTATTTGTTTGATGCGCTGCTTACTAAGTTTTCCGTCTAATTTATGAGCTATTTCAGTATATCCAATACCTTCTTTTAACCATTGAAGTAATAGTTCACGTTCATGTTCTGTAATTTTACACTTAAAAGCCATAGTAATTCCTTTTATTTAAGTTAAAAGAGAATTGTAACACATATTAATATGGTATGTCAAGCATTTATGTGCTAAAATACTAATATATTTAAGTATTTAATAGAAAGGTTCTCCTTAAATGGATAAAGAACTACAAGTTTACTACGAAGAAACCTTTAATACTATGAGTACTAAGGGTTGGAGCTTCTTAATTGAAGACTTCGAGAAGATTAAGGCTAGTTTAAATGATCTATCCACTGTCACGGACACACAAACACTTTATTTCCGTAAAGGACAGTTGGATATTCTTGAATTAGTTTTAGGGCGTAAGGCTACATGTGAGAAAGTGTATGAGGAGTTACAACAATGAAACGTTTGTATGACTTCAAATGCTCTAACGATCATGTAACTGAATCGCTGGTAGATAGCGAGCATACGACAGCTAAATGCAAAGTATGTGGTAAGGACGCTATCAGGCTCGTTTCAGCTCCAAGTATCGGACTAGACCCTTTATCAGGGGACTTTCCCGGTGCTACAGCTAAATGGGCTGCTGTGAGGGCTGACAGGCTCAAGCAGGAACAAAAGAGAGGATCTGAATAGCTATTCAGGCAACCCAATTCTATTTTACGATTATCCTGTAATCCATTCATGGACAGGGAAAGGTTAGGTATGGCTTTAATTGATCACAATGAGGAACTAGGCACTGAAAGTGAGTTAGAGGCGGAAGACATTAAACAGTCTTCTTTGAACGCACAAGCTACACAACAACAGACCGAACAAGCTGAACAAGTCACGGAGATCCCTGAGAAGTACAAAGGGAAGAATCTTCAAGATATTGTTAAGATGCATCAAGAGGCTGAAAAGCTAATTGGCAGACAAGCTCAAGAGGTTGGTGAAGTTAGGCGTTTAGCTGATGAATTGCTTAAACAGAGTTTAGCTCAGAAGAACCAACAAGCACAACCACAAGCGGTGGCAACGCCATCACAAGAGATTGATTTCTTTGAAGATCCGCAGAGTCACGTTAATCGTGCTGTAGCGAATCATCCAGACGTATTGGCAGCTAAACAAGCTTCAATGCAACTTAAGCAGATTCAGACACAAGCAATGCTCAACAAGAAGCATCCTGACTTTGCTAATATTGTAAGTGATGGTGAGTTTATTGAGTGGGTTAAAGCTTCTCCCATGAGGCTTAATATCTATGCAATGGCTGATGCTAACTATGATTTTAATGCAGCTGATGAACTGATTACTACATTCAAACAGATCCGTACATCTAAGACACAACAAACTACTGAAGCAGGTAACGCTGTTCGCAAACAGAATCTGAAAGCAGCTGGTGTTGATGTTGGTGGAACTGGAGAGTCTTCTAAGAAAACATACCGTAGTCTAGACCTTATCCGGCTACGAATGAATGATCCTGATCGATATGAGGCTATGCAACCTGAGATTATGGCTGCTTATGCTGAAGGCAGGGTTAAACGGTAAGTTTACACATAAACACAAATTATAGGGGAATTTTAAAATGGCATTAGGAACAGATCACGTAACGAGTACGACCGCAGCAACGTTTATTCCAGAAGTATGGAGTGATGAGATTGTTGCGGCTTATAAGAAGAGCTTGGTTGCAGCTAACCTAGTTAAGAAGATGAGCTTCAAGGGCAAGAAGGGTGACGTAGTTCACATTCCAGTCCCTGCACGTGGCACAGCTTCTGCTAAGGCAGCTTCTACACAAGTTACACTGATTGCAGCTACTGAGTCCGAAGTAACTGTGTCTATCAACAAGCACTACGAATATTCTCGTTTGATCGAGGATATCGTTGAAGCTCAAGCTTTGTCTAGCCTTCGTCAGTTCTACACTGATGATGCTGGTTACGCTTTGGGTAAGCAAGTTGATACTGACTTGATTACCTTGGCTCAACAGTTCAACGTTTCCACAGCTGGCGCAGGTAACTTCCGCTACGCTGGTGCTTTCATTGGTGGCGATGGCTCTACAGCTTTCGACTACACAGCTAACACCAATGCTGGTAACGCATCAGCTTTGACAGCTGCTGGTATTCGTCGCACAATTCAGCGTCTTGACGATAGCGATGTTCCTATGGACAATCGTTTCTTCTTGATTCCTCCTTCAGTGCGTAACACTATCCTCGGTTTGACTGAGTTCACAACCTTCAACAGCGTTGGTGAAGCTGGCACAGCTAACAGCATCCGTAACGGTATGATTGGTGACATCTATGGTGTTCCAGTCTATGTTACCTCTAACGCTGGCTACGCTAACAGCGCTGCTAACGGTTCCGGTACTAACATTGGTCGTGTGTGCGTAATGGCTCACAAAGACTCTATGGTGTTGGTGGAGCAAGTTGGTGTCCGTTCACAGACTCAGTACAAACAAGAGTACCTCGGTACATTGTTCACAGCTGATACATTGTACGGCTGCGCTGAGTTGCGTAACTACGGTGGCGTTGCCCTCGTCGTTCCAGCTTAATAGCTAACTAGGTTCCCTCTCAAAAGGAGGGAGCCTTTTTAATGTGCTAAGGGTAGTACATCAGAAAGGTTAATATTATGGCAAAATTTAAGTGCAATCAATCAGGTAACACAATCGAGTTCTTCCAAGAGCATGAGATCGCTGAAATGCGTAAACATGGAGGCTACACTGAAGTTGTAGAACAAGAAGCAGCTCCTGTAAAATCAACCAAAAAATCTAAGGTAACAGCAGATGAAACCAGTATCAGTGGGGACGATTCTAACAGCGGCAACTAAGACTACGGTCTACACAGTTCCAACTGGTTACTATGCTAAGTGGAACTTGTGTTATGTTGTTAACACCACAGGCAACAATAAAGCTATTGATGCTATCTGGTATGACGCTAGTACAGCTACTGAGATTCATGTCTTAGACCAATACGTGCTAAGCCCTACACAGTTTATTAAGTTTGATGGTGGTGCTTTTGTGGTGCTTGAAGAGGGTGATCAGGTACGATTAGAGTCAGAATCTGGCTCAACAATGAATACTATTAATACATTTGAGCTATACAGAAAAGGCGAATAATTATCATGGCATACCCAAGTACATATACAGCCGATACTGTTAACCAGTTAGCTGCAGCCTTGAATGCTCAACGAGCCTCTTCTGGAGCTAAATGGGAAGGTGGTTTAGGAGCTGATAAATCTGCATTGTATATGGCTGATGAATTGGCTAAAAGTGGTATTACAGACCTTAGTCAAGTAGGGCAAGGCGATGGTAGCATAATTAATAAGGTTACAGGACAACCTCTGTACTCAGGGTATGGTGAACGAACAGGTGGAAATATCTGGTCAGGTTCTTACGAAGGTGGTGGAAATACAGGCTTTGGTGTTAACTTTGATGCACAAGGTAATCCTGTATTCTTTACTCAAGGTGCTTCATCAAGCACTTTAAAAGATGATCTTGTAAAGGCTGCGGCTTTGGCAGCTGCTGCTTATGGCGGCTATCAATTAATGGGCGGTGAATCATTATTTGGTGGTACAGGTCTTACAACATCTGAATTAGCTTCTGCTGACATGGCTTTAGGAGGTGTTGGTGGAACTGCAGGAGCTGAAGCTTTAGCGGGTACTGCAGCTGCTTCAAGTGGTTTATCAGCGTCACAAATTGCTAACTTAGCCAAGGCAGGTATCAATGTTGCTGGTTTAGTTGGTACAACAGCTGCCTTATCTAATATAAACTCATCTACACCTACTAACATGGCTATACCTACTCAAAGTACACCACAGTACACACAAGACTATTACACACAGCTTCAGAACACTTATAACCAGCTCATGCCAAGTGTTCCTCGTGATGTGGTGTCTAACTTAGCATCTTGGTATGGTACTGGCGGTGGTTTACCTACAACTCAAGACACAGCTGTTACAGGTGGTTTGTTCGGTAAAGAGTTAGCTGCTGTTACTCCACCAGCAACACCAACAACACCTGTTAATCTAGGTTCTACAGCTTATCAGTATGCTACTAATCAAGGTGGTATGACACCTATGCAGTACTTGAATAACATCAATCAGTGGATTCTAGACAATCCTAATGCTTCCTTGGCTGATATTAATAAAATCAAGTCTGAGCTAGGTGTTAGTGATGTAGATGTACAGACTGCCTTAGGTGAGAGCACTTTCTCAGATGCTACTAAGTACGCTTTGACACATAACATGGGGTTGTCAGATGTTAACCAAAACATTGTAGACTGGCTTGCTAAGAACCCAGCAGCTACTAATGCACAGATTCAAGCTGAACAAGCTAAGTACAGTATTTCAGATGCTGATGTTGCACGAGCATTGACTGAACAGAATGCTTCAGCAGCTAAAGAGTATGCAATTATTCAAGACATGGGTTTAGATCAATACTATAAAAACATTGCCAATGCAGCTCAGTCAGGTATCTCAGCAGCTGAGGCAGCAGCTCAAATGAAGCAGTATGGTGTGAGTCCTACAGATGTTCAAACTGCTTATAGTATGTTTGCACCTAAATCTGGCCTTACATTAGATGAAGTCTTAGCAGCTTATAAATAAATACTTGGAGTATAAATGACTACGATCATTACAAAGAATAGCAGTACATCATCTGCTACACCTGCGTCAGGGGATCTAACTAAGGGTGAGTTAGCTGTTAACGTTACCGATAAGAAGCTGTACACCAAAGACAACTCAGGTACAGTTGTTAAGTTGGTAGGCTCTCTAGGTAATCAAGAGGCTTCAGCAGCTGCCATTACAGGTGGTACATCAGCTGGTGTCGCTATCACTGGTGGCACTATTAACAACACACCTATTGGTGGTACTACAGCTGCAGCAGTTACAGGTACTACAGTTACAGCTACTACAGGCTTTGTAGGTGCTATTACAGGTGCTGTGACTGGTAACGTAACAGGTAATGTCACAGGTAACGTCACAGGTAATGTCACAGGTAACTTGACAGGTAATGTTACAGCATCCTCAGGTAGTTCAACCTTTAACAATGTAACCATTAACGGTACATTGGACATGGATGCTGCTTCCTCAGCTACCATTACTAACCTTCCAAACCCTACTAACTCAGGTGATGCAGCTAATAAGGCTTATGTTGACTCAGCCGTTGCAGCTGTTGTTGACGGTGCTCCAGCAGCCTTGGATACCTTGAATGAGCTTGCAGCAGCTTTGAATGATGATGCTTCATTCTCCACAACTGTAACTAATAGTATTGCAGCTAAGCTCCCCTTGGCTGGTGGTACTATGTCTGGCAACATTGCTATGGGTACTAACAAGGTGACTGGCTTAGGTACACCTTCTAGCAGTACAGACGCAGCTACTAAGGGCTATGTAGACACTGTTGGGGATGCTAAGTTAGCCTTGGCAGGTGGAACTATGACAGGTAATATTGTCATGGGATCTAACAAGGTTACATCTACAGCTACACCTACAACTGATGATGACTTAACGCGTAAGGCTTACGTTGACAGTATTCTAGGTAGTGCAACATCTGCAGCTACA